CTTGTATCTACACCTAGTGCATGTAACCATGCTTCATCTAACGCATTTTCTGTATCGACTAAAATAACATAAATGCCTTGTTGTTGTGCGTTACGCACCAGATTGCCTGAACAGATAAAACTTTTACCTGCACCGGATTCTCCAGCAAATACAGTAACCTTACCTAACGGTACACCTTTATGAAAGTCGCCGCTGATAAGATAGTTAAGTGTATAATTGCCAGTGCTAATCCAATCCGTAGGATCATTAAATCCTACTCCAAGACCGTCAATGCTCTTGGTCAAAGTTTTTCTAAACTTTGATAAATCGAACGCTTTAGTGGCCATATTAGTTATCCACGTCCATTGTATTCCACTCTTGTACTACAGCAAGCATTTCTTCTTCTGTATTACAAAGAATCTTAGCAGTCTTCCAATCGTTTTCATCATCGCGACCGCCGACTTCAACCATAAAACCATTATCATAACGATTAATAGTAATAGATTCATTTACCTTACTTAGTTTGCTTAATTTAGACATATATTTCTCCTATTTTTATAGATAGCTCGGGCGTACAACTAAGTTGCAGAGGCCCTAGCCGTGTTTATTGTTTATTGCTTTTGACGATTACGAATCATTGCCAAGATATCTTGGGCACGTGAATCACCGGCGGCACTTGCTTCAGCTTTTGGTGCTGGCGCAGTAGTTTTTGCTACAGGTGTTGGTGTATCATCTTCATCGTTGTCATTTGCTACAGGTGCTGGAGTAGCTTTAGGAGTTGCTTTGTTAGGATCGCCAGTATTTTGGCTCATTCCAGCTGGTTTGAAATATTGTCCCCAACGATCCATGTCATATGGCTCGCCGTCAACACTTGCTTCAAACATTTCTTTCATAACTTTCAATTCAACTTCGCCTGGTTTCTTAGGCAAGAAATCTGACAAGTTAAACAAGCCATGTTGTTGAATAGCCGCATTTTCTTCATCGCTTAATGGACGCTCACGACGTGCCCAACTTGAAGTTGAGTAGTCAGCGTAACCACCTTTGCTAGATTTCTTCATGCGATAATCTAAACCGTGTACTAAGTCTGTTGGTAAATCTTCCAATTCTGGATCAACAAGTGCCGCACGGATACTTGTAAAGATTTGGGGACCAATGATAAATCTACGGATTGGATTTTCAGGTTGCTCATCACTCTTTTCGCCTAAGCCGTCTTCTACAACAAAGCCTTGGAAAATGTATGAACGCTTTTTCCAGTATTTACGACCCATATCTTCCAATGCTGGATCTTTAAACCATCCACGCACTTCTGAAAGAATAGGACATGTGTCGCCATACATTTCTACGCATGGAACTTGTACTGTTACTGGTTTGCTTTCTGATTCACCTTTGATTCCAGCGAATGGCAATTTGATCATTGCACGTTCTACCCAGAAAAAAGTGTTGTCGGTGTTACCATCTGGTAAAAATCTAAGTGTAGATTCGCCACCTTCTTTGAGATTCCAGAATGGATAAATTGATTTATCTCCACCTGAACGATTGTTGTCTGAACCTTTCGATTCTGCTGCCTTAAGTTTTGCTCTGATTTCTGCTAAAGATGCCATAATTGTTTCTCCTATTAATAGCCTTTGTTTTGCATTTCTGCGATTTTATTTGCCTATATTTGTTTAGAACCTACTAAACAAAAAGCGCATACATGTTATTGTATACGCTTTTATTTATGTTTGCAAGAGAAATCTTGCCCTAAATGTGAGTATTTTACTCGATTAACGTCCGCGAGCTAAACTAATAATTCTAGCTAAAGAGTCTTCGGTTTTAAACGATACGCTTGTATTTTCAGTTTCACTTACAGTAGTATGGCCAACAACTGCTCCTGGCTTTTGCAACGCGGCCGCACGACGAGCAACATATTCTGGATTATCAACCTGGAGTAAATCTGCTTGATTTCCTGGTTTGAAATCCATTCCTTGGCTCGAATCACCGCTACCAACTTTATCTTGTATACCCTTTAACATTGCCTGAGGATCCATGTTTCCGCCCATCGAAGGCATATTGCCTCCCATGTTTTTCATCATATTGCCTACATGACTTTGTATTTGCTGTCCCATTTGATCTGGATGGTCAGGATCAAAATTTAAGTCATTATCACTACCTGGCATTTTTAAATGCATACCTTTTGCAATATCTCTAAACTTACCCATCGCATCGGCATAACTAGCAGGTTGTCCATTAATAGATCCTGTTTGTGTATTGTTACTTGTAGAAGTTGCATTGTTTGAACTTGGCTCTGGTGTTCCACCATTAGCTTGCATGTATGATTTTTCTAATTTTTCTAAATCAGCACCTTGATGATTTGCCTTAAAATTATTCATCATAGTAGCAAAATCTGCGGCATCGTCTCCTGTGCCTTGATCTGCATCATATGCATCGCTAGCTTTATCCATTTCATTACGGTCGTCTGTTTCTTCTTCCATTGGATGTGCTTGGTGAGGAACACCTGCCAATTTTAAAATATGGGACTGTTCGTGACCCGTATCGCTTGGAGGATCTAAACGATCGATTAATTTACATACATGACGTACATCATCAGGTGTTGCATTTTCATATGCGCCATTTTTAAAATTACTAATCACATGACTCTTAGTCCAAGTTCCACCTTTAGTAAAATTACCTTCGTGTAAACCTTGGCTTTCTGCATCGCGATTCCAAAAACCACTAATGCTTTGCATAATTTCTTCTATACCACTTTGCTGTGGTTCAAATCCAAAATCTTGTGGACTCATTCCACATTCTCTAATTGTGTCGTGTAGTGTTTTTTTGCTATGCCCAAAATCTAATTCAGTATCTAAACCTGCGCCTGCTTTCTTGGCCATGTGGATTGCTTTAATTAATCCAGTTTTTGCTAAATGTTTAGCTTTACTATGAGCGGTGTGAGTTGCTCCACTTTTGTCTGTAATATCACCTTGAGCTTTTCTATAAGGTGGATCAAATGGAGGATTGTCTTCGCTTTCAGCTACAGGAGCAGGAGCTGGAGGAGTTTCTTCAGGTGTAGCTGGAGGTACTGGAGGAGCACTTGCGTCTGGAGCTGGAGGAGCACTTGCGTCTGGAGCTGGAGGTGTTGCCTCTGGAGCAGGTGCTGGACCGGCTGCCGCAATATCTTGGCCGGCTGCTTGCTCTCCGCCCTTAGTAAAATCAATTTGATCTAATGTATCTTGCAAATCACTGTTATGTTCTGCTTCATCTTGTAATGCCATTTGTAAGGCACTGTGTACATCTAGTTCTGGATCTAATGTTGCTAGTTTGCCTATAATAGCATTAGGAACTAGATCTTTTAAATCCATTGCTACGTTTGCATTACCAGCGGCTCCGCCTTTAAACTTATCACTAGATAATAGTTCATTCAAGTCTTTTATAGCTTGATCTCTAATGTCTTTATCTCCGCTAAAAATTCCTACGTGATCATCAACATTCATGTTTTCATTATAAATGTTGTTCATGAAACTTTCAAATTGGTCTTCTGGATTATAACTTTCGCGTTCCATACGAGCGTTAAACTCTGCACGACGAGCTTCGTCTCGTTCTTCGGCATGTTTTAACATTGCTTTAGCACGTTCGTCGCCGGCATCCGCTTTCTTTTTAAGATCTGCTCTATGATGTGCTTTTAAATCACGTGCATGTTGTGCGGCTACTGAATTTGGATTATAAGCGTCAGTTAATAAATCTTCTGGATCTAATTCTTTAACTGGGATCGAACTTTCATCTACCAAACGGAAAATATATGGAAATGCTGATTTTAAATCTTCATTAAATGTACGAATTGTCAAACGATCAACTAGATCGCTAACAATTTCTTCGGGGATCATTTCTTCTTCGTATGCTTCAAATGATTCTGCAAATTGTGAATAATAAGCAGGACGTTGCAACATAGCAACTTCTTTTTTAATTGTTTCAATACGCTCAAATACAATATCAGTAATGCCGCCCATTGCTTCTGCTAAATTTGCGTTACGACCAACATAACCTTTGAACTTACGCAACTGTGCTAGTTCTTCACTTAGACCAGTAATGTGTTTGCCAATACCGTCATATGGATTTCCGCCGGCTTTGATATGTTCTGCTAATGCACGAGCACCATTTAAATGTTTGTGCGGATAACGGAAACGTTCCCCACTTGCATTTTCAATGTAAATATTTTCAATATGCATTGTACGACCTGCTGGAAGATCTGGATTAATTGCTTGACTATGTTTTACAACTAGTCTTGCTTCTCCTAAATCTTGATAACTCATACGAGAGGTACCAAACATTTTGTTTTCCATAATAGGGTTCATCGGTTCTTCCTTAGCTTTGGATTGGAAAGCATAATCTCTTTTGTCTAGATTGCTTTTTCCAATATTTTTTATGTCAAAATTTAATAATCTATCTTTAGCAAAACGTCTGAAGCCACGTATAAATTTGTATGCCCCGTGATGTTTACTATCGACAATTTCTCTACTGATTTGTACAATTACACCATCTTCTGCATCTAATGTAATTGCAATAGTACCTAGTACTTTATCGTTTTCTTTGTATTCAAACTCAAAAAATCTAGCCTTAGGAATGTCTTCTTTTTTGCTTAAAACATTGGCTTGCTCGTCCCCAATTTCTACATCGGGAAACTTTGTTTGTATTTTATCATACAAATCTAATGCGATTTTATCTAAATTTGATTCCATGTTATATTTATCAGATGTTTGAGGATATGTATATGGGCAATGGTTCTACCCAGTCGTCTTCTAGTCCAGCTTCTAAACTTAATCGTTCAAATACTGCTGGATCCCATTCCGCTAGTACAGCAATCATACGTACAATTAACAGAAAAGCCGCTACTAAGTCATCATGCTGACCCTCTTTAGCTTTAAAAGTAACTCCAGCGGCAATAAATGTTTTAAGTTCACTTATAAGAGTTTTACTGTAAATTGTCATTACATCTTCTTCTACAAAATACTTTAATCTACTACAAGCAGATATTTTGCTACCGTGTGTAGTATTAAATCCTTTACGGAATTTGCGAATATGTCCTTTACGTACTGGTTCACTTAGGAATAATCCTGGAAATGTATCTTCTCCTAAGTTAGAAATAACAATTAAAGCCGCTTCTCCTAACGTGTTATTCTCCACACTCCAGTAGATGCTATTACGGAAATCTTCGCCAATTTCTGTTTGTATGTATCGTATAACATCCCTAAATATTTTAACCTGGTCTTGTACAATCGTTAAATTATGTTGCCATTCCGCACATTGGGTCATGCTGGGCAATTCAAAAACTTGTATACCTGCGTAGTCGCCGCCTGTACCTAAACTAGGATCTAAACCTACTAGATATGTATTTCCTGGAGTCGGTTTTTTGTACCATCGGACTTGCCCCATTCTAAACAATGGATCACGACCTAGCATATCAGTTAACTTAAGACTGCTAACTAAAGTTTCATCATAAATCAAGAATTCGCATCCGTATTCTCGGCGGAAACGTTCTTCACCGATGCGTCCTAATTCAACACGTTTCCATTCATCGTCACGGTCTGGATGTTCATGCCACTCGGCACGGAATCCATGGAACCCATTTCGACCCATGTGATCCAATCTTTCATTTCCAAACTCGTCAAATAAATCTTGTGACTCTTTCCAGATAGTAGCAAAAGTATCTTCATCACTATTAGGCGTTGATGTGATAATTGCTTTACCACCAGTTGCTAGTGTCGGACTGATTGAAGTCCAAAACTCTTCTGCGATATTAGGCTGAACGAACGCAAACTCGTCACAGTATAATAAGGATATTGACATACCACGACCAGTATTGCCGGTAGTAGTAGCTGATACAATTCTTGAACCATTTTCAAACTCCATTGAACCTTTGTTGTAATTTACAACACCTGCACGAATAAAGTCGGGGCATAATTCGTATCCATAACGAATACGTTGCATAATTTCTTGTGATCCTGTGTATTTGTGTGCGGCAACTAGAACTGCTTGATCAGGATGGAACATTGCGTACCATAATAGATATCCAGCGGCACATGTTGTTTTACCACTTTGCCGCGGCATCATGTTAATATTGAAACGATAATCATGATAACTATGTAGCAACCTTATTTGATAATCGTATGGTTCAAACTTAACTTTACCTTTGACAGGATGTTGTATGTGAAAGAAGTTTTTGACAAAGTGCATATAACCCTCTACCGGATCGGCACACTTTAACAAGTGTTGAACTTGTTCTTCTGTAAACGTTTCCTTGGTATGGGCTTTCTTTGTTAAGACGCCGTCTAATGATTTTGCCATATTGTTATTTACTGAAAAAAATAGGCTCCGAAGAGCCTATTTGGCAAAGTAAAGATTTACTTTGGAAGTTTTGGAGTAGGATGAGTTCCGTGAGCGTCTTTGATACTACCTTTTAAGCTACGGATATGATCTCTGCTGGGCATGCCTTTACGCTTGCCATGTGTATTCAAAGAACCTACACCATAGCGTCCATATCCTTGTCTCAACGGATCGTTATGGTCATACTCGCCGCCGCCTTTGAGATTTTTAGCGCCAGGATAGTCATCTGGTTTTGGATTGTAATAATCGTCATCGCTTTGATAATAATCATCAGGATCTCGAGGTTCCTGTGTATATAACTTATCTTTATGCTTAGGATCACGCCATTTTGCGGACTCGTCTACTTCTCTACTTTTAACTTCTTGATATAATTCATCTAGACGATTAACTAATGATTCGTGCATTGGATTTTCACCGCCGTTGACTTTACGTGCTTTAGTTCCAGCACGACCGTCATTTGAACCTAAATTAGTAACTGTAGACGCATTGTATTTAATTTCCCCACTAGCGCCTTGCATACTGTTTCCGTATTCTTCTCCCATTGCAGAACTAGCACCTAACAATTCGTCTGCTCCATGAGTTTCTGGTTCACCAAATAATGCATCTAATTCATCGTGTCCGCCGGCATCATTTGCTGGATTTTCGCCGTGCTCGATATTACGTAAGATACCCATTAAATCACGGATGCCGCCAGGGCCACTGCCGTTCATACTAACATTCATAGTGACTGAATCTGATTGGCTAGGAGCATGAGCTATTGCTGGAAGAGGCATCATGTCGCCGCACTCTTCTACTGATTGATTTTCGTCGATTGCTCTGACACGTTTGTAAATATCTTTGATATCCATTTTATTTTCCTTTAGCCGCTACGTTTAGGCTGTTTTTAACACTATTGGCATAAGGTGTTAATTTATTTTGTTTGGTTCCAATTATGCTAGTCATTCCTGATTTCTCAGTTACAACAGATTGCATATCTTGTGTTTTTCCTTTTGCAGGCTTAGGAAATAATTGATCATTAGTGCCAGTTACTTCTTCTAATTCTCGACTCATTGAATGAATATCTTTTAGGAAACTTAACTTATGTTGCTCGCCTACTAAATCTTGATGGTCGCTTGCTTCATAATCTGTGCCTAAATATGCTTTACCTGATTTTTCATCATATTGATGATTAAGTGCAAGTTCTTCCTCTTCATAGCTACTACGTACACGAATTTCTGCCATTGCAATTTTTAATTTTTTAGCAACTGCTTCACGGATCTGTGCGTTAGTTGTTGGATAACCGACAACTATGTCAAAAACTGTCGCTCCAACATTTTCTAATTTTGGAAAATCAACTTGTTTTTCTGTAATAGGAGTACTTTTTCCAGCCGAACAAGATTCAACTTTATAGCAAGCTAATGCTTCTTTAATTTTAGCAACAGAATCCTTAGGGCAATCGCCCGCAATTTTGATCTTAAATTCGTAAACTTTTTTGCTTTCTGTTAAGTATTCTTTAAATGATTTCATAGTGGCTTCCATCATGTATTTATTTCATATTCTTCAATTTTTCTATTAAACTGTTGCGATCTGTAATAATTACACCCTCACCAGTAATATTAATACCGTTTTCGTCTGTGTTATGACTATCATTGTCCAGCTTTTGTTTCTTAAGCTGAAGATCTATCATTTTTAATTTTTTATCTAACTTGGCTGTTTTAGCACTAATTGCATGTCCTAGCATACTGGCCGCTACTTCAAACAAACGTCCGCTGTAACGTGCTTCAACATTCATGCCCAGATCCATAATATCTTCGTAGGCATCCTTAGCTTTTTGTGCCAGTTCATCCAACTCGGCATCGCCCATGTCTCCTAGGCCTTTTACC